GTGAATGGTGACTGCTCCGAAATTTTGAAGCGGCTGGAAGCGATTGCTTTCAGCAGGAGCAACGACGCTGTGAAGCTTGCCTTTACGGCGGAACAGGGGATGCCGGACATCGATCAGCTTGACCTCGGCGCGCTGGCTGAGCTGAAACGACTGTCCAACGGTTCGGTTGAGATGAAATTTATCGACCGGATCAAGGTGCTGGAGCTGATGACGGAGCTGCGGCAGGCATCCGCGAAAACGGGTACGGCCGAGCTGATGGCGGCGATCAACTCGGCGGCAGACCGCTTGCCCGGACGCAGCGGCGACGGGACGGAGGCTGCGGGTGCGTTTTCATGATTTTTCTGCACCGCAGCTGACCGCGCTGACATGGTGGTGCGACGGCTCGCCTTACCGCGGGCGGGATGCCATCATCTGCGACGGCGCGGTGAGAAGCGGCAAGACCGTGTGCATGGGACTGGGATTTTTTCTCTGGGCGATGCAGGCGTTTGACGGTCAGGCCTTCGGACTTTGCGGGAAAACCGTGGTGTCGCTGCGGAGAAATGTTGTGGACGTGCTGCTGCCGGTGCTGCGGGAGATCGGTTTTGAGATCAGAGAAAAGCGCAGCGTCGGCAGGCTGGAGATGGATTGGGGCGGTCACTCCAACGTGTTTCACCTCTTTGGCGGCAGGGATGAGAGCAGCGCGGCGCTGATTCAGGGCGTGACGTTTGCGGGGGTTTTGCTCGATGAGGTGGCGCTGATGCCGCGCTCGTTTACCGAGCAGGCCGTTGCGCGCTGTTCCGTGGAAGGCAGCCGGATATTCTTCAACTGCAATCCCGACGGACCGCAGCACTGGTTTTACCGGGAATGGATTTGCAGGGCGGACGAGCGCAACGCGCTGTATGTGCATTTTCGCATGGAGGACAATCCGGGGCTGGAGCGCGCGGTGGTGGAGCGCTACGGCAGGATGTTTTCCGGCGTTTTTTACAGACGGTTTGTGCTGGGGGAATGGGTTGCGGCGGAAGGGCGCGTTTACGACTTTTTCGACCGTAGCTTTGTTGAACCGGTTCCCGAAGGGCCGTTTGAACGCTGGGTGATCTCCTGCGACTACGGAACGGCCAACCCCGCCTCCTTCGGGCTGTGGGGGCGCTGCGGCGGCACATGGTTTCGCGTGAAGGAATATTACTTCGACTCGCGCAGGGAAGGCAGGCAGAAAACCGACAGCGAGTATGTGGAGGATTTGCTGGCACTGGCCGGCGGACGGGAAATTGAGTGCGTGGTGGCGGATCCTTCGGCGGCGAGCTTTATCATCGCGCTGCGGCGCGCGGGGCTTTGCGTTGTGGGCGCAAAAAACGAGGTGCTCAGCGGAATTCGTCAGACCGCGGAGGCGCTGAAGGAGCGGAGAATCGTTTTGTGCGAAGGCTGCGGGGACAGCTTGCGGGAGATGGAACTGTACAGCTGGCAGGGGGCGGAGAGCGGCGTGGACGCCCCGAAGAAAGAAAACGATCACGCGATGGACGATATCCGCTATTTCGTGACGACGGTGCTCAACGCCGCACCGCGTACGATGAGCGCGCTGGCGGTGGCGCGGTGAGAGGAATGCCGCATTGACTTGCGGGAAAGGGAGTTTTCAAGTAGAGCATGAGTATTTTCAAGAAAAGCAAGAACCCGGTGCCGCTGGCACGCTCGCGCAGCGGCAGCTCGGACCCCTACGGTTTGCTGGAAACGCTGACCCCTGCCGCGGGAAGCGAGGTTCAGACGTATCGGCTGATTCGGCAGTTGGTGCCGATCGTGGACGCCGCGGTGAGAAAGGTTGTGCGACTTGCGGGCGGATTCAGCGTGACATGCGGGTCTGAGCAGGCACAGCGGGAGCTGGGACGGTTTTTGCGGACGGTGAATGTGGGAAACGGGCAGCGCGGACTGCAGAGCTTTCTGGACTGCTATCTCGACAGCATGCTGACTAACGGCATGGCGGTTGGCGAGATTATGACGGAAAATGCAAGGGAGATTCGCGCCGTGGTGTGCCGCGATGTTTCCGCGGTGACGCTCAGAACGGGCGCGGATCCGACGGAATTTCAGGTGATGGTTTCCGAAAACGGGACGCTGCGCGCGCCGGAGTTTCCCGGACTGATTCTGTTTACGCCGTTTAACCCGGAAACAGACCATCCGTGGGGCGTTTCCATGCTGCGGAGCATGCCGTATCTTGCGGGGACGCTGCTGACGATTTATGACAGCGTTCGCGCCAACTATGAGCGAAGCGGCTGCCTGCGCTATGCGGTGACCTGTCGGCCGGGAAACGATCCGCTGGAGCGGATCAATGCCGAGGAGCGCATGCAGCGCATGGCGGAGGAATGGAGCCGCGCGATGCAAAGCACCCGCGACGGCACGGTGCGCGATTTTGTGATGATGGGCGATGTGGACATCCGTGCAATCGGCGCGGAGGCGGAGATTCCCGATACGGAAGCGCCCGTGCGGCAGATTCTGGAGCAGCTTGTCAGCAAAACCGGTGTTCCGCCGTTTTTGCTCGGACTGAGCTGGTCGTCCACCGAGCGCATGAGCTGCCAGCAGGCGGACATGATGACCAGCGAAATCTGGGCGATCCGGCGCAGTTTGACCGGCGTGGTGGAGCAGGTTTGTGAGCTGTGGCTGCGGATGCACGGATTCCGCGATGACTTTACCGTGGAATGGGACACCATCAGTTTGCAGGATCAGGTGGAGGAGGCCAAGGCGCACTGGTATGATGCGCAGACGGCTGAAATTTCTCAGAAAATCAGGGAGGACAGAGCATGAACATTTCCAAGGCAGGCCGCGCGCTGAGCGGCGGCGCGGCGAACGCCGCAGAGATGGAGCTGATTCGCGGCTATGCAAGGGGAGAACTGGATGCGCAGGATGTTTACACCTTTTCGGTGGTTCTTTGCGACAACGAGGTTGACCGGGATTTTGAATGCTTTGACGAGGACACGCTGGAAGAGCTTGCGGCGCTGTTTCTCGGCAAGACGGGCATCAGCGACCATGAGTGGCGCAGCGGAAACCAGGTGGCACGCATTTTCCGGACGGAGATTGTGCGCGCACCGGCACGAAAGACTGCGGACGGGCGCGACTATGTTTGCCTCAAGGCGTGGGCTTATATGCTGCGCACGGACAAGACAGCGGCGCTGATTGCCGACATTGAAGGCGGCATCAAAAAGGAGGTCAGCGTTGGCTGCAGCGTTTCGGAAACGGTTTGCAGCATTTGCGGCGCGCACGGCGGATGCACGCATGTGCCGGGAGAACGCTATGACGGAAAGCTGTGCTTTTCCGTTTTGCATGGGGCATCGGATGCGTATGAGTGGAGCTTTGTGGCTGTTCCGGCGCAGCGCGGCGCGGGCGTGACCAAGGCGATGGGCAATGCGGAAAATGCGGAGTTTGCAAAGCTGCGCAAGGAAGCGGCGCTGGGAAGGATGTATCTGGGCGAGATGCGAACGGAGGCAAAGCGGCTGGCGCTGATTTGCGGCAGGGATCTTTATGATGCGCTGGCACCCGCCATGGACATGATGGAGGCGGAAAAGCTGATGGAACTGAAAAAGGCGCTGGAAAAGCGCGTTGCCGAGAAGCTGCCGCTGCGCTCGCAGTTTCCTGCGGCGGAAGATCAGGTTCCGCGCTTTGACGGGGCGGCGTATCGCGTTTGACGAGAATTGAAAAGGAGATTAATGGGCGATGAATATTTCTTTTGACGGCATCGGTGACAAGATGGTCACCTTTCTGAACGACAATGCAAGCTGCGGCGCGGTGGTAAAGGTTTCCGCTGCGGGCACCGTTTCAAGCTGCGGCGCGGGCGAGCACTTCGACGGCGTTGCGGTGACGGTTGACGGAGCGTATGCGGGCGTTAGACTCGGCGGCTTTGTGACCGTTGGCTATTCCGGCACGGCACCCGCTGTTGGCCGCGCTGTGCTGGCTGCCAACGGCAACGGCGGCGTGAAGACCGCAGAGAGCGGCGATACCTATCTGGTGGTGGACAAGGACACCGCCGCAAAGACCGTTACCATCATGATGTGAACCCGAAACGGGGAATGGAGGAACCGATATGACTTATAAATTCAACGACATTAAGCTGGACAAGGGCATGTATTCCGAAAGCGGCAAGAGCTTTACACAGGTGCTGGAAGCCCTTGACCCCAGCGAAAACTACAAGGGCACCGCATTTGAGAACCTGGATGCTTATCAGCGCCAGCTCAAGCGCTTTGACATCCGCGTTCACGGCGTTGGCAGCGATATGGTGGAGAAATTTTTCAACACCACCGAGACTGCCGTGCTGTTTCCCGAGTATGTTGCGCGCAGCGTGAAAGCCGGCATGGAGGAAGGCGACATCCTCTCCGGCATTACTGCGACTGTGACCACCATCAACGGCATGGACTATCGCAGCATTTATTCCACGCCCAGCGCAGAGGACAAAGCACTCAAGCATGTTGCCGAAGGCGCTGCGATTCCCACCACCGAGGTGAAGGCCAGCAGCCATCTGGTGAGCCTGCATAAGCGCGGCAGAATGCTCGTTGCCAGCTATGAGGCGATCCGTTTTCAGAGACTGGATCTGTTTTCCGTTATGCTTCGTCAGATCGGCGGACAGATCATGCGCATGCATCTGGAAGATGCCATTGACGTGATCTGCAACGGCGACGGAAACAACAATGCCGCACAGGCTTTCGCCGTTGGCGATGCGACCATCGGCGGCACGGCAGGCACGCTGAGCTATGATGAACTGGTTGCTTTCTGGAATACGTTTGATCCTTATTCCATGAACACGCTGCTGGTTTCTCCCGACGTGATGCTGAAGATTCTCAAGTGCGGCGAATTTCAGAATCCGCTGACCGGTCTGAATTTTCAGGGTACCGGCGAGCTGAGCAACCCGCTGGGTGCAAAGCTGATCCGCACTTCTGCACTGGGTGCGGGCAAGGCCATCGGTCTGGACAAGGGCTATGCGCTGGAACGCATTACTGCGGGCGATATTTCCGTGGAGTATGACAGACTGATCGACCGACAGCTTGAACGCGCGGCCATCACCAGCATTTCCGGCTTCGCCAAGCTTTACACCGAGGCCAGCAAGGTTCTGTCGGTTTGAGCCGGGGCTGCTTTCCGCGTGGGCACGGGAAAGGAGAACGGGCATGAGCAACACAAATCAGGGAACTGATATTTTGGATTTTGCGGCCAGACTGTGCGGTGAGGACAGGGACAGCGAGATTCTCGCCGCCCTGTGCGCCGCGGCGGGCGCGGAGCTGGAGGCGCGGCTGCGCGAGGGCTGCAGCGGCGCGGAACTTGGGGAGCGATTTACCGCAGCGGCCGGTATTCTGGCGCTTTCGATGTATTGCGCACTGGAGCAGCCCGGAAGATTGCGCAGCTTCCGGGCGGGAGATGTTTCCGCAGAGTATGGCGGCGCGGGGGATGCCGATGCGCTGCGCGCCGTTGCCGAGCGGATGCTGGCCGGGTATTTGCGGGACAGAGGGTTCGGCTTTGCGGGGGTGCAGGGATGAAAAGCGTTTTTGACTGCGCGTTTGCACGAAATGTGCGCGTGGCGGATGCGGCGGGAGAATATTCCGCGCGCGCTTTCATCCGGCCGCTTTCACTCACAAAGCCGGAGACGCCCACACACAGCTGCGCGGGCGTGGCAGACGGGCGGCGCTGGCTGCTGATTATGGAGCCGCTGGAGCTTTCCGGAAAGGTGACGGTGACGGATGGCGACAGAGAATATGTTCTGCTGCGCCGGGAGATGATCGGCGGGGGAAACCATATTGAAGGTCTTCTCTGCCTGAAAGCAGGTGGCGCGGATGCTGGATAATCTGGTGGATGCGGTGGTGGCGGCGCTGCGGGACGCGGGACTGACGGCCTGCGGCGCGTATCCGCACACTGCCGTGCCTGCGCAGGCGGGCATGGTGTGCGTCGGCATTTCGCATGCAGAGGATGCGGAGGCGGGCTTTGCGCGCTATCTCGGCGTTGTGACGGATGCGGAAACAGGCGAACGCGAGGTTTACGGAATGCGCTGCGGCGTGGGCGTGAGTTTGGACATGTATGTTCCGATGTCGGAGCAAGATGCGTCGGCGGCGTGTTTGGCAATGTTTGACCGCGCGGCGGACTGCGTTGGCAGTATGGCGGGCTTTTCGCTGCGGAAGCTGCGCTGCGGCGCGCCCGCGCCGGATCAGGCAAGCGGCATGATGCATCTGCACGCCGAGGCGGAAGGCACGGCTTTGCTGATTGCGGCCGATGCGCCGGAGCAGGGCGGAACATTTAGTAAGTTTGTTCTGAGAGGAGAACTGAGCATATGAGCAGAAACGAAAGACCGGGCGTTTACACCGCGTATGAGGTGAACAGCACGGTGAGAGGTTTTGGCGGCGGCGGAGCGGTTGGGCTTGCAGCCGAGGCCGGATCGGGAACGCCCAATCGGGTGGTTGCTGTGACCGATTATGCCGCAGCGGCTGCTGCTTTCGGCACCGGGAACATGGCGCAGCTGGCAGGCACGGCACTGGAAAACGGTGCGGGTGTTGTGTATTGCTGCGGCGTGGGCGGCGGCGACTATGACAGCGCTTTTGCTGCGCTGATGGCGGAACAGCGCGTTCGCTATATGCTGTGCGACAGTCGCGATGCGGCAATTCACGGCAAGATGCGCGCGGCGATCGAAAGCGGCGACGAGAAGAGCAGATACCGCATCGGCATTGTGGAAAGCGGCGACAGCACCTGCGCGGCGCTGACGGCGGATGCGCAGGCACTTAACAGCGAGCGCATGGTGCTGGTGTCGGGTCATTGCGAGAGCGGGGCTGCGGGCGCGGTGGCGGCTGCGGTGTGCGGCGTGATGGCGGGAGAGAGCGATCCGGCGGTGCCGCTCAACGGCGCGGTGCTGCAGGGCGTAGGCGGCATCGGTGCGAATTTTTCCGACAGCGATGTGGCGCTGCTGGTGCGCGGCGGCGTTTTGCCGCTGGAAACCGTTGGCGGCAAAGTTTGCGTTGTGCGCGGCATTACCACGCGCACTTCAACGGCGGGAACGTCCGATGCGACATGGCGGGAGGTTAACACCGTTTTGATCGTGGACACTGTGATCCCTGCCATACGCGATGCGCTGCATACGGCTTTTGCGCGCGCGAAAAACACCGCGCAGACACGCGGCGCGATCCGTACGCGCGTGATCATTGAGCTGGAACGCTATCTGCGCGGCGAGATCATCGAATATTACGATGACGTTACCGTAAGCGCATGCGAGGACGACCCCTCTGTGTGCGAGGTGCGATTCGGATTCGGCGTGGCGCATGGGCTGAACATCATTGAACTGAGCGCTCACATCACGGTTTGAGAGAGGAGAGCGATAAGATGAGCAACACAACAATGCCCACAACGGGCGATATTTATCTGGAATGCGAAGGCAGGAAGGTGGCTGTTGTGCAGAACTACCGCGCGCTGGCGAAAAAGAGCGAGCGCACGGTGGAGGCATTCGGCGAAAATGAGCCGGTTGCAACCATTGCGGGACAGCCGAACTATACCGTGGAGCTGACGCGCCTGTATGTGACGGACGGCGCGATTTCCGACGGAATCAGCTTTCACGATTTGCAGGATTTCTCGCTTGTGATCGTCAAGCCGGGTAAGCGCGTGGTGTATACCGGGTGCAACTGGAGCCAGATTGCGGAGAGCGGCGAGGTTGGCGATCTGGTGGCGGAGAAGATCACGCTGATTGCGGCACACCGCGTGGAAACCACGGCATGATAAACGCGCAGGAGCTGCTGCGCGAGGCGCAGCGGGATGCAGCGGCGCGGCTGCGATGGCAGGTGATGCGGCGGCTGGGGGTTTGCCCCCTGTCGCTGCGCGGCAGAATGCTGAGCCGGCGCGGTGCGCTGCGTATTGCGTGCCAGATGGTGCTCGACGGACGCGCAGCGGCGGGAAACGGCGCGGAATCCGGCGGGAATCCGTGCTTTGATGAGGCGCGCTTTCGCGCTTTGGCAGGAGGCGGTTTGGTAGATGAAAGCGTCTGAGATTTTGGAGGCGCTGCGCGGCGGGGAAGCGCTGCGGGAATGCGCGCGTGAACTTTTGGTGATGCTGGAAGATACGGCGGCGGAGCCGGCTGCGGCGGGGTATGCCCGCGCAGAAGCGGCGGAAAGCGGCGATTTTCGCCGGGGACGGACAGCCAGGGAGCACTCTGCACCGCTTGCGCGGGAGCACTCGTTTTTGCAGGGGACTGCGGCGGAGCGGCGGCGCGATGAAACGTCGGGTGGTTTACATAATTATGATGTCGCGGCGTATGATGCAGACGGAGAACTTCCGCTGACGGTGCGCGCGGGGGATGCGCTTGCAACGGAGCAGGCTGCGGGAGCGGTTTACTGCGGCGGCAGCGATGGCGGGGCATATCGGGACGCGGATATCGGCACGGCGATGACGATGGCGCGGCTGGAGGATATCGACCGCTTTTTTCGACGCGACAGCCGACGATATGACAGCGGATTTTGAGTGATTGGGGTTGGAAAGATGCCGCGGCGAATGCGGCATTTTTCCAACGGGCGGAAGGAGAAATTTTGATGAAGCTATCTTCCATGCGGTTTAAGGATTATGTATGGCCGCACAATCCGCGCACGTATGAGATCGGGTTTGCCCGCGATGTGGCGGTGCATCGGGTGCCGTTTGGCGCATATGTGCTGCAGCAGATGGGGCGCAGGCAGCGGATTTTGCGCGGCGAGGGAGAGTTTGTAGGCGAGGGCGCGTATGCGGAGTTTAAGAAACTGGCGACGGTGTTTTACGAGTCTACACCCGGGATGCTGACACATCCGCTGTGGGATACGGCGCAGGCTTATTTTGTTTCGCTGCGGCTGAAGCAGGAGCCGAGGGAGGATTATGTCAGCTACAGCTTTGAATTTTGGGAATGCTATGACCATTACCGGGAAAAGCCGGAACGGGTTTTGCCCGCGGCGGGTGCGCAGGGCGCGGCGGAAACCTATACCGTGGAACACGGCGACAGCTTTCAGGGCATTGCCCGGGCACACGGACTGACGACGGCTGCGCTGCTGGCACTCAATCCGCAGATTCGAAATCCGAATGCACTGCGGGCCGGTGAAACGCTGCGGGTGAGGTGAGGGCGCGATGGAGGCATATGTGTATGATGCGCAGGGGCAGTGCTGGCAGCTGCCGGTGCTGCTGCGGTGGGAGTTTTCCCACGGGTTTTGCGCGCCCTGTGACTGCTTTGCGGTTGAGATGCCGTTTTCACAGGAGCTGGTGGCGATTTTGAAAACGGCGTGCCGGTTTCGCGCGGCGGAGAACGGGGAAACGGTGTTTTTCGGCGTGGTGGACGAAGCGGAATTTGAAGCGACGGCGACGGGATGCATTGCGGCGCTGCGCGGCAGAGGCATGCAGGCGCTGCTGCTCGACAGCGAGGCGGAAAGGGCGGATTATTATGCTGCCGACATGGCTTTTTTGCTGGCGAAGCATGCAGCGCCGCTGGGGATTTCCGCAGTGGATGCCACGGGCGCGCAGGGACGGCGCGCGGCGCTGAGCGTTTCGTCCGGAGAGAGTCATTGG